TTATAAGTTTTTCTATTAATAGTAAGATATTGATATTTTATCTTATTATTAATCTTTTTAAAGGTACCTTTCTTTGTTAAGGCAGGTACAGATAACTTATAATAAAGTTTTGCCACTAGATTTACTAAAGTTAGTTTAGAAAAATAGTTATTTTCTTTTATTTTAAAATAATCATATAATATTGTAAAAACAATATATGGATTAAGATAATTAGAGAAAATACCTTTAACTGGTAAACCAGTTAATTCTCACTTTTCCTTAGGTCTTATTCATCTTTTAGCAAATTCATAAGTGTCAGAAGACACATGTGTTTTGTTCAAAGATATATCTACCCCAAGAGAATTCATAACTTTAATATATGTTTTAGCGATTTTATCGTTTTTAATAACAATATCATCACCTAAAATCATATATTGATTAAAGTTAGGAATTCCATTTAATTGTGAACAATAGTAAACAACTAAATGATGGGTTAGTGTAAAGACTGCTCATGATGAATAGGTACCCATAGGTTGACCAGTATTATAATTAATACAGTCACCTTCAGGAGTTACAAAGACACGATTATGTAATAATCATTGTCAACTACTAGCTAATTCCATATGGAATATTCTAGCTAATAGTCTTTTTTGTAATTCTATTGGGAATCTATCCGTTGCTGAACTTAAATCTAATGATCAAAAAGATTCATTATTTGAAAGATTTCAACTATTATTTGGATCTTGAGTAAAAGTTCTATCCATTTTAATTTTTCTTAAAAGTTTAAGAATATTATCATGAATAGGCTTTAAATAAAGTTGAGTATAATAGTCAGATATGGCTATTAAACGCAATTTTGCTTCAGGATCTTTAATAAAAGAAATTTTTCCTTTATGTCTAAAAATAGATTCAAGTCCCTTAGAATTTGTTTTAATGGGCTTGATACTATTTTCTCATGCATAATTGTATGAAGACATAAAGAATTCCTGACCTTCTTTATCAGTTAAGTTAAATATAGCTTGCATCTCAGGATAGTTATACAATAATAGACTATTTTGAGATGTT